TTCTTATAAACGGAGAGGAGGTAATTTCTTTAAATTACCTAACTTCAGATTTAGTATTTCCTGTAAGTATTTTAAATGACAAGGAGCAAGACTGGATTGGATTTTATGCATACGAAGATGTTTCTCCTATAGAAATTGATTGTGTTGCTATATACACCTATGTTGTTCCAATTATTCTTGCTAAAAAAAGGTTTGTTTATGGCCAAGGAGTTGAATTTCCAGAGGGGATTAATCAAGCATATAGTGGTTCATCAGTATATATAGATTACCCATTTGCAGACTATACAAATAACTACTCATATCCAAACATAGGAAAGTGGAACCAGGCAATCGTTGATAACTTGAGTGTTGAAAACAATCTTCTATGTACTCCAGATTACAAACTACCAGAAATAGTTCTTGGGTCTTCAAATATTAATCAGTTGTATTCTGACCTTGGAGAGATTCAAGATGAGCCAGATAAATTCTTTTCTTTTGATTCCGTTACAAACGGGTATATGTATTTTGATAATTTAAATTTTTTAAATCAAAGAGTTAGATCTTTTTATGGCTCTTTTAAATTTTTAGAAGAACCAACTCAGACACAGACCTTATTTAGAGTAGAGTCAGAAAACTCTTCCGACTATTTTGAAATCTCTACACAAAACAAAGATATAGTTTATAAATTAAATTATGGAAATACAGAAAACATTATTGCAACATTTTCTTGGTCTGATAATGATCCATTTACTGGTATAGCACTAGAAGAAATATTTTCTGTTGGGCTAGACATAGATAAGGTTTCTAAATATTTTGGAGGCAGCGTTGCTTCTTTTTTTGGCAACATAAACACATTAAAATTTTACATAGGTGGAAAATCAGACCTAACACAAACCTTTACTGGTAAAATATACAAAGTTGGGTTTTGCACAGAAAGAAACCACAAAAAAATTGAGGGGTTATTTAATGAGCGAGGAATTCCTATAAATGATGAGAATGTTTTTCAATTATACTCAAACACAGTAGATGTAGAATATAACTCTACAGATGATTATTTTGGAAACAATAGTGCGGAGTGGGATCAATTGGTTGATTCAGGAGGAGCAGATTCATACCCTGTAGATAGATTTCAGGTTCATACCGCAAGTTACACACTCTCTCCATCTTTCTACTTTGATAATTACACCTTAGACATTGATGTGCAGGGGTATTGGGAAGACTATATTCCACTAACATACTTTTCTCAATTTGTTACAGATAAAAAAAATAACTCATACTATGACCTTGACCTGATTCAATTTAATATTAACTATCCAGCACCCTCAAATTTTGTTGAAGAAGAGCAAACAGATGAGTGGACATATAAAGAATTATTAGATGAATATAATATTCCAATACAAAGAACTTATGAGTCTTTGGATAATCAATTGTTTACAGGGTATTTAAATTATGATGATTTAAAAAATAGAGCGTTTAAAAATTACAAGTATGATACTTCAGGCTCCCTAGTTAAATCTTATGTTACATTTCAGTATATTGAAAACGGAGCCAACCTTTTAGAGTCAAACTTTATTAATATAGAAAAACCTTCTAATGATTCTATTGTTTCTCCAGGAAATAACTGGATGAACACAAAGTACGAAGTTGTAAATAATATGATCATTTACCCTCCAAAAGATGTCAGAGTAACAGATCTTGCACTTGTCACACATTTAGACTTTAATGTAAAAGGTATTATAAACAACAAGGTTAAGATTAGAAACCTTGAGTATGCTTCTCAGGCATTTAATTCAACATCTCCGAATCCAATTGGAACAAGATTTGGAAATGAAATGTACCCATACAAAAAATCTGGATTTTACTATGACTATAAAGATAGGAATCCGTTTTCAATTTACAAGGGTAGTTCTCCATACCTCTATCTAACAAGATATACGGGAATAGAGTTAAAAGGAACATTTGATCCAGTGGTTAATCGTGGATTGTCTATTCCAATTAATAAAGAAATGTCTAGCAACTACAAGGTTATGGCTATGCAGATAGCAATAAGGTACGATCAAGATGCATTCCCGTACGCCTCAACAGAAATATTTGAGATTCAATCAAAAGACACTCATATAAAATTTTATATGGTAGCCATTCACCCAAGTGGAGAACGGGCTAAGATTTATGCTATAAACGTAAGAACTGGAAAACTAGAAGACAATATAGGGTTTTATTGGAATGGAAAACTTGTCAAAGAGCCCGTTGTAACTGTAAAAGAGTGGGGGTTCTTGGGAATATCATTTCCAAACCTATTAAACTTTGATTCTAGGGTTGGGTCAATTAATCTAAATGGACCAATAACATTTAATATGATATCTTATTATCAATCAACAAACCTGCAAGAGGTTCAAAAGGTTGATATACGACCGTGGTTTGGAGTTAAATACTCTCTTCCTCTTACCCTTGAATGGGATAACTGGAAAACATCTTCTTTTGTTTGGCGTGGGGTTTTGATTTTATCTTCAACAAGTTATTATGGAGTAGATCCATCAACAATCTACAAGAGTTACACAGGAACTAACAAGATTATTATTGATACGGACAAGGTGTTTACAGTTAATGGGTACGAGTATACCGTGTATAAAGGTATTACTTCGAAACAAATAACGGCTAGTGCTGTCTAATATGGTATACTTATAGGTATGAATCCTCAAGATCCGCGTAAAAAGAAGAAGCAATTGCCCAGAATGAAAGGGCAAGTGGGAGAGTCCCGTGCAAAAATTATTGAAAAACACTATGACTGGGGTCTTTATGTTTACAAAAAGGCTAACGGTAAGTGGTTTACGGATGGAACTGGTTCTGTTTTAAACATTGAATCAATGAAAGGAGATATCCTTCAAATATCAAAACTTAAAGAAGCAGCAAGATATTACGGGGATGAAGGAGATGGAGAATGCATCTTCGTTCCAGGTCTAACCAGAATCTCAGAAGAAGAATACTCTGAGCAAAAACAAAGAATGGCAGAAGGATTAATTCCATCTATGAACGATCTTGGTGCAGTACAAGCAGCCAAGGATACTATTGCAAAATATGGAAGTGATGACTAATGAGTGAAGACAAAGAATTTTTTATTAGAGCAAAGACAGATAGTCCACTTCCTGAAGATGACACTTTTACAAAGCAAGATCCATTTAATCAGTCATGGGATGTAGTCAAAGATTTGCAGGGACTTGATGCAAACTTTAAAAGAAGAACAACTCGTGTACTAAAGGGTGAAGCAACACCAGCATACATAGAAAGTTCAAGAGCAGAAAGCACTGGTCGTGACGGAGCAAAGTCCAAAGAGATTAACTCAGGAACAGTATTTAGAAATGCTTACGGACTATTCGATGTAATTACTCCACCATGGAATCTTTACGAACTTGCAAGTTTCTATGATACTTCATTTGCAAACCACGCAGCAATTGATGCCAAGGTAGAAAATATTGTTGGGCTTGGTTATGAGTTTAAGGTTTCTAAAAGAACAATGCTTAAGTTAGAAGCATCAGAACCAAAGACAGCAGAAAATGCACGTAGAAGAATTGAAAGAGCCAAGATTGAGTTAAGCGATTGGCTAGAATCTCTAAATACAGAAGACTCCTTTACTACAACCATGGAAAAGGTGTTTACTGATCTACAAGCAACAGGAAATGGATACCTTGAAGTAGGAAGAACAGTTCGTGGGGACATTGGATATGTTGGTCATATCCCATCTACAACAATGCGTGTTCGTCGTCTTCGTGATGGCTTTGTTCAGGTCATTGCAAACAAAGTAGTTTACTTCCGTAACTTTGGAGCAACAAATGCAAATCCACTTGGAACAGATGCTCGTCCAAATGAGATTATTCATTTTAAAGAATACTCACCACTAAATACTTTTTATGGCGTTCCAGATATCATGTCTGCGATTGGATCGCTTCACGGAGATCAACTTGCATCACAATACAATATTGACTACTTCCAGAATAAGGCAACCCCAAGATATGTTGTAACGCTTAAGGGAGCAAAACTATCTGCTGAGGCAGAAGATAAAATGTTTAGATTTCTTCAAAGTGGTCTTAAAGGACAAAATCATAGAACACTATATATTCCACTTCCTGGAGATTCAGATACCAACAAGGTAGAGTTTAAGATGGATCCTGTAGAAAATGGAATTCAAGAGGCATCATTTAAAGAGTATCGTAAACAAAACAGAGATGATATTCTTGTTGCACATCAAGTTCCTCTTTCTAAAATTGGTGGTTCTGATTCAGCAGCCATCGCTGCAGCCCTATCTCAAGACCGCACATTTAAAGAGCAGGTTGCAAGACCAGCACAAAGAAATCTTGAGAAAATGATTAACAAGATTATAAGAGAAAAAACAGATATCTTGGAGTTTAAGTTTAACGAACTTACTCTTACAGATGAAATTGCTCAATCACAAATAA